GTCCGAAGTGTAAAAATCCAATGACCACATTGAATTCCACCAAACCGCCGATGTGGGGCTGCGACAAATGTAAACATACCTGGAAAGAAGCGGTCAATGAAAACGACGAACCAATAAAAAGAGCATATTCTAAATACAAAGCGGTGTGTAGAAAATCCCCCTGGAAATTCGATGAAAAAAATATAGCTTCATTTGGAGTATTTAAAAAACACTACCTGAGTAAAAAAGACAAAGTAAATGAAGAGCACGGCGATGTCCATTATTGGGGTGCGCAACCAAAAGATAAAAATAGTAGTATCTCTACGGGCTATAAAGGGACCGATCCGATAAAAACCCCTGTGACTGAGGCTGGTCAACCAAAAATGAGTCCTATGGATTTTGAGATTAAAAGGCGCGAAATCGAAAATATCCTTAATAAAGGCGGTCGACGCAACGCCGTCGTAGATTTTTTTGATCAAAAAGAAATTATAGACCTAACAGGCGATACGGATAAGGATGGCGCAATTGTAATCCAACCAAACAAAGCTTTAGACATATATCGCGGGGGTATTTTTATCTACCCAACCCACTATGAGATTTTACTTAAACTTGTTGATGGTAAAAAGATTGATCTTCGTAAAGTAACGGATTGGGACCAGGTCAAGAAAACCATTCGTGGTTATAGCGGATTAAACGAATCCATCAATAACAAAGCGCTCCACCGATTGGTTATCGAGGCGGCTAAAGAAGTCGTCGCGGAAAGTCGTAATAGGAAAAAATGATACAATTCCGGATTTACAACAAACACCTTGACCAAAATCTCTGGAATGAGCAGAAAGAGCTTGATCCGGAGGTGCGGACTATTCTCCTGAAGATCGCTAAGGATTATTATGAGGGGAACAAAGAAATTGAAGGTGCGCTGGTCGACGCGTATATCGTCGGTTCCTCCGCAAATTACAATTGGACTCCGGATAGCGATATAGACTTACATCTGGTCGTTGACGCAAGTAAATTAGATTTGGAGGAGGAAACGGCCCGTTCATTATTCGAATTGATGGCCAATAAATGGAACCAAAATCACGCCATTAAAGTCAAAGGTCACAATCTTGAACTCTACATTCAGGACATCAACCACAATGTGCGCTCTTCTGGAATTTATTCACTTACCACCGGCGAATGGGTAAAAGAACCCCATCCGGAAAAAGTGGAAATCGACGAAGAAAATATTAAACAAAAATACCGGAATATGGTAGCCCGGATAGACAACGCCGTCCAGGAACAAAGCGTGGTCAAGATGAAGAAGGTGATGGAAGATTTACGGAACCAACGCAACACCGGCCTTGCCCGCGCAGGTGAATTTAGCACGGAAAATATTGTTTTCAAGATGCTGCGTCGGTTTGGCAACATCGAAAAGTTAAAGAAGGCAACGCATCAGGTTTATGACCGGGAAATGACTCTGACGGAAGGCATTAAAAATCCCCACGATTTGATTATTGGTTACGTCACCCCCTCTTTAAAAGTAAACGCAAAGGATTATTCCCAGATCAAGGGGCATACTGATTTTATTGATGTGAAGAGTTGGTATGGTGTCACCGCCTGGCGGTTCCGTCGTGATCTAAATTTATTATTCTGGTGGAAACCGCATACGGGTGAGATTAGTCAAGATGAACGGGATACGGTCGTGGAATTTCTGGAACAGAAGTACAAAGCGCGTAACATCACTCAAAAATTTTTAGTTCCTGGGCCAGGTATGAATCAGGATAACTGGGACATTTCCCACGGCGTGAAAGAGACCCTTCAACAGGAGGAAGATGGGGGTCGGATTAATCCCGATGATCTAATCGTTGGCTATATCGACAAAAATATGGAGATAAAATCCACCTCCAGTCGTATCGCCAAGACCCACGGACATTTCAGCGGTCAATACTGGAATGGTCAGGATAGGACCATTGGCTGGCGCTTCCGCAAAGATTTAGGAGTATTATACTGGTGGGATGGTGACCCGGATGATCGTTCGGTGAGTAATGCCGACCGGCTGGCGGTGTTAGATTACCTGCGTGAAAAATATCATTTCACGGGACCAATTCAACAAAAAATCATTACCATCGGTGATAACGATACCCGGGACGATAAACGAAGAGCCCACGGGGTGTTTGAAATGGCCGATTTACAGCTAAAAGGTAAAACTCCCTATGCGGGGGAAGTGCGGCTTAAAGATTTGCCGATTGAAGCCGCCAAAGAAAACATTGTGGTTTTTCGCAACGACAAGGAAACCTTTTTCCCCGCCGGATTTACCTTGGTTTATTTCATGGATTCTGACCAAGCCGTTCAAGCCATTAAAACCGGCGGCATTCCCTACCTTATGGTGCCCCGTGGGACATTTTATTCCGGCGGCTCACCAATCACCGACATCTGGAAGAAAAAATTTCAAAAACCAGGTACCGAACATATCATTGGTGTATTAGAAGGCGTAAGCAATGACCAGGAAATTTTCGTGGATATGCTTACCGTCCGGCCACATTGGCAAAGAAATCACGTCGCCACACGGATGCTTAATCAGTTAAAAACAATGTTCCCCAACGCACAAGTTAAAACTTCCGGCCAGACGGCGACCGGTGAAAAATTTTTTAGTGCGCTGAAAGAAGAGGATACCAACCCTAATCGCAGCTTTACATGGATAACCGGATTAACCAACGACAATTTAGAATCGGTTTCCGAAAAATATAGCGGGCACATCAACAATGTTACCCATCAAAAACTTCAAATAAAAAATTCGCAGAAATTTCCTACGGGGCATACAATTGCCTGGCGCTATGTTTATGATGGCGACTTCATAAATTTTTGGAATTCACCCTCTGCCGATCAAACGGAAGAAATTTACTCCCACCTTAAACAAAAATACGGAATTACGCCCAAACGCAATGTCATCATACCGTCCCACAAACATATGTTTACGCCGCGGACAGATGAGCCGCTTGCGGAGCTTGCGGTTTAGTTGAGTGCCAAACCCACTTGGTATTGCCACAATCCCAGATTCGGTCAAACCCAGCCGCCTGCATGTTCCCCCACTCCGTCAACGCAGGGTTAAAATTACTTAACACCTTTTTCAATTTGTGTTTTTGAAATGACATACGATTTTTCGAAGTGGCATAATTGCCCATAATGTAGAAATAATTTGGGCTAGTATTATGCGAAAACAAGAATCCTAATTGAACGTATAAATTTCCTGTAAAAAATCGCCTGTCGCTGTAAGAGACGATGCTTTTCGGTTTAAAATTATTGATAAAGTGATTAAATAATTTACCGGCACTGCCAATGACACTGGTATCCAATTTATTACAGAACCTAGACATCTCCCACTCCACTTTCTTATCAAACCGGGATTTGCAAAATGTCATTAACGATACCAATTCATTTTTACTATATAAACCAAACCGAAGGGACGATATATCCTTTCCCTGTAAATGATTGTTTACAAGAAATAAATCACTTTCATTTTTTGGAACCGGACGGATAACGCATTTTCGCCCAAAAACTTTTTGGTTTTGATGGCGGGAAAAAAGATTCTTTAAAATAGATTTTATGATCGATTGTTTAAATTTCCATTCGTCTTCCCATATCTGTAACAACCTAATGCCATTCAACAAACAACGTTTCATTTTATTTAAATGGTATACCTTATTTTTTCCGCCAATACACTCACTGTGCCAATATAACCCATTACACTCAATGGCTAGTTTGAGTTTTGGAATATAGATATCCAATTCTTTTGGACTTAAAATTGTTCTATCATCAATGGCAATGTCAATCTCCGGTCCCAACAATTCCGTGACATAATCCACGATTTCTTTTTGGAAAAATGACATGCCATTTTTATCACACGTTGGACATATCGGCCCCTTTCCATTGCTGATGAAATATTCCGACTTGTAATTACACCGTTTACACTTAAACGGATATTTTTTATTAAACGCCTTTGTAACTCCGGAGTACTCATCTAAACCGAACAGAGGTTCAAAATTTACGAACCGCTCGTGATCCATAAATTTAGAAAACATATTTTTGTTATGGACCAATTTAAACTGTCGTGTTTTGGAGGGGTGATCGACTCCGTATTTCCTTATACAGGTATTTTGACTTTTCAAACGATATGCTTCAGTATTTAGAAAACTGGAAACGCCATACTTTTCCAAACATGTCTCTTTGGTTTGTTCTTTATTGTTATAATTTTCGTCACCGTATCTGGCCGATAGTGTTTTCTTGGTTTTATCCTTATGATCGGACATTTTCCCAGGATGATCCACCCCATGTTTATTCAACATCGACTGTTTGAACCTTTCTTGGGTTTGTGTAGTTTGCATGGGATGATGGCCACCATAACGAAGATCGTGAATTTCTTTTTGACTAGCCGCCATTTTCGCCAATGTATCAGGATGTTTCTGTGCACATGCCTTACTACAGAACCGTTGGACATTTCGCTTGTAGAAGGATACGGAAAATGTTTTTTGGCAAGTTAGACATGTTTTTTCAACAAAGTCAGGATTTAGTTTTGGTCGCCCCATATAATATTCTTTCTGTTCAAATGTGTCTATCTATATATAGATTATCCAAAGGGATACGACAATATTTTATATTCGGATATTTATTAACTAAGGATGACAAACATTCAAAACAAAGGAAAATTTTATGACCGAACTAATTAATCCAAATGAGATATTCTGGACTGCCTTCGAACCAAAAGTGAAGAACAGGTTCATTATGTATCTTGACGGTGTCCCCGCTTTCACTATTCGTAAGACTGACCGCCCAAAGGTACAGAGCGAAAAGAAAGCTCTGGACCACATCAACACCCAGCGTTATTACAAGGGCAAGACCACTTGGCAAGATATGACGATGGAACTTTACGACCCTATTGTCCCGTCCGCCGCGCAAGCCGTGATGGAATGGATTCGGCTTTCTCACGAAAGCGTAACGGGCCGCGATGGTTATCAGGACTTCTACAAGAAGGATGTCACCATCAACGTTTTGGGTCCCGTCGGTGATAAAGTGGAAGAGTGGGTTCTCAAAGGGGCCTTCCCGATTGCCGCAGACTTTCAAGATGTTGATTGGCAGGACAGCGGCGATCCACTGGGCATTACGGTCACCCTCAGTATTGACTACGCAATTCTACAATACTGATATCCAATAAACACGGATATTTCAAATTTCTCCTTACTACTAAACCTGGTAAGGAGATTTTTATTTATGCGCATCCAATCCGCGGGAGTTATATTTATTCTCATACTCTAGTCTTATGTCCATTATTAGATTAAAACCGATAGTTGAAGCTACCTTGTCTGAAAAAACTGCTTTTGGCAGTCGCTCTGGCCAGAAATCCCTTCGCCGGTTTGAGGTTAAATCGGAAGTTTTCCAACGGCTTTTAAATGGACCTTTCAAAAACTATTCCCACCGTGAGCTACCGGAATATGAAAAAATATATCGGCTCGCTGAAAAACGCCGTAGCAAATCCAGAGGCGCTCCTGTGGAATATGAAATCATTGTGCCCCGTAAATCAGAACGCAGCTCAAAGGATTCCTGGAATACCTACACGGTATTGTTGAGTAAATTGCCTAGTTGGGCCGGCTGGCCCAAGCGTTCCCATTCCGTGATATTTTTCGTTGGGTCGATTAAGACGGATACCCAGTATGGGAGTCATATTTATAGGCTTATCCCCAAGAACGGGGCGAAAATTGCGGTGTCCACTCACCACGACATTTTAGAGCCGCCCGCCTGGCCTCACATGCGCCAACTCTTGTCCCGGAATGGTCAATTCATTGATATCACCGTGCTTTGTCAATTACTTGGTCGCATGATCAGTTGGGCGCAGGTGGCTAAAAAATATAAAGACAAAGCTCCGAACGTGTTCGGCAGCGACTTAAATGACCTTAAATCTCAAAATTTAAATAATTGGGTTATGAATGTGCGGTTAGAAAATTATGCTAAACTCATAAAACTTTTGGATGCTTCCCTAAACCAAAAAACCCTGCCCCAAATTAAAAACGCCTTGGACAGCGCTTTTACCAACTCCCCGTTGGGGGAATGGCAAAAAAATAGATTCTTGGAGTATAAGGAAACTTTTGAATTTTATGCTAATTTGGTGGAGAAATATGGCGGCTGGGAAAACTTATTGAGTGAAGCGTTGGATCCGGTTAAAAATGGTTTCGAACTGATGACGGCAGAGAATGTCCGCCCCAACCATAATAAATCGTGTGAGGCCTGGACCGATGACGCGTGTTTGATGAAATATGACAAGGGGAATTTTTAATGTTAAAACTGTCCAACATTTTGACGGAGACGACCAGACGGAGCCAGAAGATTCGCAAACCCATCTTTATGAATGCTTTGGTCCGGGGTCAATTCTCTTCTGCTTATAACAAAATGTTGGAGGGACGGAGGATCTATCGGGGCATAACCGGTAGTGCGGAATGGCCTTATTGGATTGTCAAACCAGGCTCCGCGGAGCGCAAATCACGCAATACTTCCAATTTTTATACCGGCTTGATTGATAACTTACCAAGTTGGAAAAACTACCCCAAACGCAGCCGTAGTATCATATGTTCTACCGGACGTGGTGGAGCAGCTTCGTTTGGTAATGTTCTGGATGTCTTTCCAAAAAATGGAGCCAAAATTGGCATTTGTTCAGCGGAAGATTTCTGGTTATCCTTCCCGGCCACCCACACGCGGCTTGATCTTCAGGACATGTCCTATTTCAACGCGTATTTCATTTCTATTTTTTACCAAGCCTCTCACAAGCTTTCGCATCTAGCCTCCGAACTGACGGATAAAACTTATCCCGCATTTATCAAGCTTGCGAATGAGTTGATTAACAAAGAAAAATACATTGAAACGATTAACATTCAGAGGTCGGTAGACCGTTTACCTTACGGCGTATCTTCGGATATGTTGGTGAAGGATGTCCGGTTTAATTTTAACAACGATTGGGAAAAATACTTTGATGAATTGTTGAATCCTGAAATTAACGGCTTTGTGATTACTACGATTGAAGATTACCAAATACCAACCGATTCCGCCAGCGACATCGAAATTTGGACAGACGCACCTTCACTAATGATTAGCCATCACCATCAACAGGAATTATTTTCCTCCGATCTTGCGGCTCGGCCTGGAGGCACGATATGATAAAACTCTCTTACTTGTTAATGGAAGATGAGAATGAGCGTGATCCCAGCTTGAGGAAGTCTCGGGAAATCCCGGTCACTGCCGCCATTAACATCTTACGCACCCAGTGTACGGAAGCGGTAAAACTATTCAGTGAGCACCCAGCGGGAACCGGTTTATACCGTGGTTATCGGAGTGATAATTATTGTTTGGAAATTGACCCAACAACCCGGGAACGAACGGGCAGCCGCAACTTATATAACGCATTAACTTCCATTTTACCGTCCTGGTCAGAATTCCCCCAGCGTAGCCATTCCGTGATGTTCAGTCCGACTCCGGAAATCGCCAAGGTTTATGGTAAAATTTATTGGTTATTTCCTTTTGACCAATCGTCGATTGCGCATTGTAATAACCGTGATTGTTGGTATTCTTTTGAATACGCTACCAAGAGGCTCGGTAGGGGGATTAGCAGTATTGATTATGTCATGGATTTATTTTCAATACTGATCGCATATTCAGTGATTTCAACACGGAAAGATATTGATGGGAATTATTATTTCAATACTAAAGTGGGCAAGCATTTCACCAAACGTGAATATACGGTTTCAAATGCGCAAGCCTTGTTGAAAGAGATGAAACGTATTACTCCCGCAATTTTAAAGCTTTGTCAGAAAGAAATTGACAAACCAAAAAAGGATTTTGAAATCGTCGGCATATGCGGGGATATCCTTAAAAATTTTAAAGGGGATTGGGTGGAATACTTCGATTTACTATTAAGTCCGGAAAACAATAAAATAGGTTTGACAACTATTTCCGAAACCGTGAAGTTTCCCCGGGTGGAAATGTGGACGACCGGAAAATGTATTATGGTTAACCCCCAGACCGATTTTAACTTTTACAACCTTGGCGACACTTCAATCTGCGGCACATTTTTTAAACATAATATTCAGGTGGCGAAAACCGCCGGTGCCATCCACCTAATGGGGATTCCATGATAAAACTTTCTCAACTATTGAATGAGTCGGATAATGTGGCAGGCGGCCCCCGGACAAAACAGATCGCCAGTGCCGCAGCAGGACAGAAACTTCTGATCCATAAAGCTTCAGCCGCTCTAGAAGCTGCCCGCCGGGATTGTGGAATTTACCGTGGGGTGAAAACCCTACCCAATGAATATGCGGCCTACCGTTTTGTCCGGCCCGCTAAAGCTTATCGCATGGCTAAAAACACAACCAATTTTACCAATGCGGTGTTGGATGTTATTCCAAGCTGGAAGTCTTGGCCCAAGCGCAGTCAGAGCATCGTCTGTTCCAATGCGCCCGACCGCGCCGGCGGCTATGGTATAACCTTTGGGGTTTTTCCTTTTAACGGAGCTAAGATCGGAATCAGTTCCGATGCGGATTTCTGGATGTCTTTCGAAAGGTTAAATGATCGTTTGGGTTGGGATGTCGCCACCTTCAACGATCAGATGGCCATTGCCCTAGAGGGGATAGGGATATATGAAGATTTGGAGCGGATACTACCGCGGGGAATACAAAAAATCTTTAATCACATTGACAGCAAATTTATATTGTACCCCAATTTTTTCGAAAACCTTTTTGCTTCAAGTTCCTATCGCAGCCGTGACCCTATATTAAAGGACATGGCCAAATATATGACTGAAGGCGCAGAGAAATATTTTGACGAATTACTAAATCCTGAGGCGAACGGTTTTAAATTAGTCACCATTGAAGAATACGATTTGAGTCAGTATCCAGCAATGGAGGTCTGGACCGATAGTCCGGCTCTATTAATTGATCGCAAGGTGGTGGCTTTACCTTAATATTTGTATATTTATGTCTATGGTAAAACTAGCGGAATTGGTGATGAATGAGTCGGTTTATGACAAGGGACTATTTAAAGCGGTCTTTTTCGGCGGGCTTCCCGGAGCCGGCAAGTCCTACACCATACAAAATATCTCTGATGGCAATATTGAACCCCGGATCGTCAATTTTGACAAGTATGCGGAATTTCTGGGCAAACAATTGGACATCAAAGATGTCGGAGGTTATGTGGATAAGACCTTCATTGACCGGACTAAGCGCATGACGATCAATCAACTTTCCCTGTATGTTAATGGAATGTTGCCCTTGTTCGTGGATAGTACAAGCAATAAGATTAACCGTGCAGTTTATCGGGATGGTTTGTTGAAAATGTTTGGTTATGACACCGCTATGGTTTGGGTCAATACTTCACTGGAGACTGCGATTAAACGAATTCAAAAACGGGATCGTTCAGTCCCTATTCCTTTTGTCAAGGCGGTATTCAAGAATATGGAAGAGAATAAAGCCTACTACAAAAGCCATTTTGAAATGTTCGTTGAGGTTAATAATGACGAAGGCGAATTGACCGATAAAGTCATTACCGACGCATACAAAAAAGTATCGGGATTTTTTAAAACGGAAGTGGGTAACCCCACCGGCCGCCGCAATTACCAAGCGGCTAAAGCATCTTCCGGCTATTTGGTGCCTCAGGTTTACCGTGATATAAACAAAATCAAGAGCAAGTTAGTCAATTGGTATTGATATTTATACATTACATGAATTTTGCGCAATTAAAAACGATGATCAAAGCAATCCTCAATGAAGCAATTGATGGGTTTGTTTTTCACGATCATCCCGAAGCCGCAACGGGCGATGGCTTCAACGTCCCAACGGATGTGAAATATAATAGCATTTATCTAGGCACGCTGGTTTCCAAGCCGGATGGTTATGAAATTGCGTATCTGGACACACCTAAAGGCAAACAAAAAATTTCCAGCAATAAACAGAATAAATTTAAATCCAAGAACGCCGCGGCGGAAAAACTTCATGAGATTTGGCGTTTGGTCAGAAACAAAGGACTATTTTAATATGAATACAATTGGTATCCTCCCCGGGCGTTTTCAACCGCCGCATCGGGGGCACTTGGAAGCTTACAAACACGCCGTTCAGATCGTGGGTAAGAACAACGCATATGTTGCGACTTCTGACAAAATCGATCCGATTAAATCACCTTTGAATTTCAGAGAGAAGCAACAGATTTGGACGCGGCATGGGGTGCCAATTGATAAAGTTGTAAAGGTTACCAATCCCTATAAGTCGGAAGAAATCACGCATAAATTCAATCCCAAACAAACGGCGGCAATTTTCTTTCTTTCCCAGAAAGACGCCGCTAGGATTCCATTTAAAAACGCCGCGGGGCAACCCTCATATTTTCAACCCTATAAAGGTAATGAAGATAAACTTCAACCTATTTCCGAACACGGTTATATCGCCGTAACTCCGACTTTTAAAATTGACGGTAAAAACATCTCCGGAACGGTAGTGCGTGAAGGCCTGGGATCGGCTAAATACAGCGAATCGCAAAAACGCAAACTCTTCCAATGGATCTTTGGTTGGTTTGATATGGCTCTGTTTGAATTGTTGGTGGATAAATTCACCGCCGCGGAACAGGATAAAAACAAACCCGTCACTCCGATTAATGAGGTCCACCAAAGATTGAAAGAATATCTGAAGGGAATCATCCGAGAATTAACCTTTTCTGTGCCTAGTGTTGAGCCCGATGTTTCCGCCGATCCTAAAAAACCCACAACCATAACCGACCCCACGGCCGAAAAAGATCCAGATCAGGAACGAAAAGATCGGGAAATGTCACGGCGAAAATTGGAATTGATAAAAAAGAAACGTCAATTCCAAGATAGTCAAAAGAACTGGCGCACAAAGGGGGTTGAACAGGACAAACGCGATATCCGGGCCACCGATGCGGAAATCGCTGATTTGCGCTCCCAGATATAATATTCCAAAAATATTGGGCCGGGCCTACTTATAGGAAAGGTTAACAATCCAATATTTTATGAGCGAAGGCAAAATCCCCCTACGCCGAACTTCAGGTCCAACTGATCCGGCCCAAGCTAAAGAACAACCACGGTACCCGACCGATACCATTTCCCTTCCCACTAAGGGCTGGTTTTATCCCGAAAATACCCCCCTGGCCACGGGCGAGGTAGAGATCAAGCAAATGACTGCGCGGGAAGAGGATATCCTTGCCAATCAGGATTTAATCCGCCGTGGTAAAGTTCTAGATAAACTACTCCAATCACTATTGATTGATAAGAATATAAATCCTGAGGACATTTTAATTCCCGATAAGAATGCCATCTTTATTGCTATTCGCCGCTTTGCTTATGGCGACAACTATTCCGTCAATGTCACTTGCCCCCAATGTGGCGTGAAATCCCGGGTTGATATCAATTTGGCCGAATTAAAGGATAAAGAAATTGATCTTTCTCTTTTACCACGTTGGAAGAATAATTTTACATTTGTGCTTCCAAAAGCGGGAACGGTATTGACATACAAACTATTAAATCAGAAGGATGAGGACGATATTGAGCGAGAAATCACTGCATTACGTAAAGTGAATAAGGAAGCTTCCAGTGAAGTCACCACCCGCTTGAAATACGTTATCACCGCGATTGATGGTAATCCGGACAAAGATCGGATTAGAAAATTTGTGGATGAAGAATTTTTAGCCGTGGATGCTCGGGCGTTCAGAAATTCTATGAAGGCTAACACCCCGGACATTGACATGCAATTTGATTTCAAATGTTCCAATTCCAGATGCGAACACGAAAGGAGGATGGATATCCCTGTGGGAGCCTCCTTTCTATGGATTGACATTGAGTCCTGAAGATAGGATCCGGGTTCACACGGATATTCATCAACTTTGTTATTATGGCGGCGGAGGTTTTACTCCGGGGGAAATCTATGAAATGCCTATTTTTCTTCGTTACTTCCATTTAAAACAATTATCCAAAACCAAAGAAGCCGAAGTCGCTTCACAACAGGGTGGCGAAGAGGCTAAACCAACGCCCAAGAAAATCCAACCAAAACCCTTCTAAGCCCCATATTTATACTTTGACCCATCAATAGGTATAATACATGGCAACACTAGACCCTAAATCATTAGAGGCCGCTAAAGATCACGCTAAAGAAATTGAAAAACTTCTTGGCTCCAGCGCCGAAAGCGTGGATGTCCTAAATGAGAATTTCAACCTCACCGTTGAATTGTTGAAAAAAATGCGGGACACGCTCGGCGACTCCGATGAGGAGTTAATTAAATTCGGAAATAATATCCTTTCCAATCTCACCAAGGAAACCACGATTGAAGGCAAAATTTTAGCCACGAAACAAGCCCAGTCAGATATTTTACGTCAGATGGTAAAATCAGGAATAAGTTTAGTGGACAGCGGCGGCGAATTGTCAATTCAAGGAAAATTTCTTTCTTCCATCATGCAGCAGGCGGCTAAGGCGCAAGCGGAACAAAGTTCTAATTTTATCCGCCAGGTATTTTTCAGTGAACGCTTTAATCGGAATTATGCGCAAGCCTTCGGGATCGCAAAAAAACTTCCCAGTCATATGACTGCCGCCGGCAATGCGATGGCAAAATTACCCATCATCGGCAGTATTACATCCAAGGTTCTGACCGGTCTTGGCTCTAAACTAGCGCTTATGGGAGTTCCGGTCATCGGTTGGATAACCACCGCGATTCTTTTAGCGGTTGATCTTGGTAAGGAGATTCTTGAAGTTTTTAAACAAGCCGACGAAGCGGGGACTAAATTCCGGATGACGGTGGGTTTTATTCGAAAAAATACCGTGGCAATTGACGAAGACGCTCGTAGGATCGCCATTGATTTCGCAACGGTCGGAGCCACTTTTGATCTGGCCTATAATAGCGTAACGGCCATTATGACGACGATGGGATCGTTGGTTGGTTATTCTAAAGGCTTGGTGGAAACCGGAACTATTTTTGCCGCCCAACTTGGAGTTTCCGCGGAAAAGAGCATGGTCACCCTGAAAGCGTTTGCGCAAATTTCCCGCTCCACTATGGCCGCCCAGCGCAATATGTTGGGGTTTGTCGCACGCTTATCACAAGCCGGCGGCACCAATTTAAATGAAGTGATGAGCGACATCGCAGAATTTTCCCAATCCAATTACCGTTTCATGAAGGGCACCACATCAGAATTGATCAAAGCGACGGTGGAAGCCCGTCGGATGGGAACTTCTCTGGCCAGCGTCGGTAAATCTGCCAATTCATTATTAAATTTCACCCAAAGCATCAATGACGAAATGGAAGCCAGTGTTTTATTGGGTCGGTCAATTGATCTTCAGAGGGCTAGGAGCCTATCCTATGCCGGCGACCTGGCGGGCCTAAACAAGGAAATTTTACGCCTTGCTCAGGCTGCGGATTTCGAAAACATGGATCCGTTTCAAATGCAGGCCTTTGCTAAAGCCGTCGGCCTGGCCGAATCAGAAATCAGCAAAATGTTGGTCGCTTCCCGCGACCAAGAAGAACAAAATCGTTTGCTAGCTAAAGACCCCTCCTTGAAAGCTCGGGTGGAAGAATATCGTAAAATATTAGCCGCGTCAGAGAAGACCACGAAAAATCTTGGTCAACAATACCTCCTAGACCTCCAACGGGAAGCGAATCAAACTCGCATGTTAGCCATCCAACAACAATGGACGGCGTTAACCCAAAAAATTGCGGAAGAATGGTTGCCGGTGATTGACACAATGTTGAAAGCTATCGTCCCCGTTATCAATGTTATCTCCAAGGCTATCCAGATCGCGATGAAACCAATAACTGATCTGGCTAAGATCTATAGTGGAATTTCTAAATTGATGAATACCCAGAATCCGGAGGACTATTCGAAGGGGTGGGAATTAGCGGCCGATGGGGTAAAACACCATTTACTAGGTTCAATGACGGGCGTTTATGATTTTATCGCTAATCTGTTTAAAGCAAATTCCCCACACCGTTTGGGGCAGATGTATGTAGATGGTTTTACCAAAGCAGCACCCTTGGTGGAAAAATCACTTACTACTTCGATGACCCGAGCCGCAGCAAGTACCGCGGATATTTTGAGTGGTATGGGATTGGAGCCGGTCGGAGATAATGCCCCGCCAGGTATGGGTACAATTGCCCCCATCGCGCAACGACCGAAAAGTGTTCAGGACTTTTCCAATATGGCTACGGATAGCACAATCATGAAAGTTGTGGATTCCATTAATCGTTTGCGAGAAGATATGCTTAGTGGTAAATTGGGAGCCAATGTTCGACTCGATAGTCAAATCTTAGCGGAGTCTACCAAACGGGCTACTGATTTTAGAGGTGGTTATGGCACAAACAACGCTCGCGCTTAATTTATGGCAAATACAACAAGCAATGGAACAGGAAACAGTTTAATTGGCGCACCAACTCTTGTGCGTATTCCGCCAAATTATCCCGTCGAACCAATGCCGGGTAAAGTGGAACAATTGTTGGAATATAATCAGTCTGCGTTGTATCACTACCCTTCTCCATTCACCAGTAATACTAACCTATTGCGCTTCGGTCGGGAACAACCTTATATCTATCGGTATATTGATAACCCGAATAAATCTTCCCTACCGCCGATCCCCGCTAAGTATAAGAATATTGAGTCAATTATTCCCCTCCGGGCCGGCGCCGATGACATCATGCGCATGTCATATTACTTGTTTGGTGGACGCGGCGTCCAGTTTATAACTACACAATTTTTACTCCAGGCTCAGCAGCCGTTCGATGAGACTGCGGTTTATAATCCAGCGGAGGTTTTGAGCGCGACCGCAAGTCCGCTGTCCCTGGGGATCATTCCCATGCCCCAACGCCACATCAACATCAGTAGTGGAGTTTTGGGGGCCTTAGCTAGTATCATCGGTATAAACATTAGCAATGGCAATACCGCACCCCCAAGTTCCGTTGGTCAGGACGCCTTACCGAAGATTGGCGCCGCCGATGGTAAAGGTTTGTTACGCGCTGCCACTGCGAATAAAGCTGTCGGCATTCTCCATGTCAAATTCCCCGCGGGTGGCGAACCCAGCCCGAAATCAGGAATCTGGAGCACAATTGGGAAAAGTATTCTAACCACCGCCGCGGATAGCATAAAAGTATTTCTTAAACCAATATTTCCTTTGCGGCAGAAGGGAGTAAAATACCGGGGTGATGAAATTGCCTATGGTCTAATGCGTAGTGATGCCGCCGGGCGTTTTACATCTTACAATAAAGATGAAGTAGCCATATCCATCTTTGACATTCGCCGTGAGGGGGTAAAGGTTTTAAACAACAATCGCGTTTATCGAGCACTGAATGGTGACAAGGTTTTATCCCAATATAATCAAAAAACTCCACTTGTATCGGAATATGATAATTCAACCTCCAAGGTTCCGGTCGTGGATACTTCCATCATCGGCAATCGTAATCTCCGCATGGTGCGAGCAGGCGCCGGCGATGGTCTCAATCAAATCGGCGTCCTCACAAAAGGTTCAGCGAATTCTGACGGCGTCCCTATTAAAAACGTGCCTATGAATTATGTCGGATGGGAAACCTGGCGCCCCTACCAAGACGACCTCATCGCTTTCTTTTTCTATGATGTGATTAATGAGAAATACATACCATTCCGAGCAACCGTAAAAGGGATCAATGATACAACGGCGGCGCACTGGGATGAACTTCGATTTATCGGCCGGGCCGACCAGGTCTATACTTACAATGGATTTGTTCGTTCGCTCGCTTTCCAGTTTAGCGTGGTGGTGACCAGTCTTGAAGATTTGTTACCCACCTGGCAAAAGATAAATTATATGAAGACCTCATTGAAGCCCGCGGGTTATACTCTGAGTGGCACGCGCCAGTACAATCGCTTTATGATTCCGCCCATGTTTATGCTTACCGTGGGGGATATGTATAAATACCAACCAATCGTCATAACTAATCTAACCATAAACATTCCGGAAAATGCGAACTGGGAGACCTTAAACGAAAACAATTCCACAACTTGGGAATACCTCCACGATAGTATCCACGCGGATAGCAGTTTCGTGGGAAAATACGCGCAGTTGCCGAAAGAAGTTGATATCTCAGTGACATGTAACTTGCTCGAAAAAGATCGGGCTGAAGTCGCGAGTGTAGATTTCGGCCATGCGCCGAAAGACGAGGCGGGAAATTTCATCATCGGCGATTCAACCAAACCTTACCTCCCCGCGCCAAATAAATTTTCCAAAACAATAAATCCCGCATATGAAGGGGATGTCAATCCACAACCCACCATGGCATGAAACGATACAATTCAACCAAACAAAAAGAACGATGGGATGGAAAACGGGTTTATGGGATTACCTATTATCCAACCATTACCCATAATCAGAGCGATGTATTTGTCATAAGTTCCGCCGGCGATTATTTAGACAGTTTAGCTAACAAGTATTATAACGATCCTACGCTTTGGTGGGTTATCGCTTTGGCTAATAATATCGGCAAAGGGCGCTTGAGCGTGCCACCAGGATTACAATTGCGAATCCCCATGGATATCAATCAAATAGTAAGCAATTTCAATAATTTAAACCGAAAATAAGTTATGATTTTACCTAACATCATTCCATGGGAACCTAGTCACGTCCCGATGGAGTTACAGGAAGAATTGGCCCGCAGACGCCAAAACATTTCCCTCAATTACTCCCCCATTAAAACTTCATGGCAGAATGGGGATTGGAAAAAATATACCGGGCCAATGTCGGCTTGGATCAGAGTTTGTTCCAACGGTCGGGGCCGGCCTGAGTATGACATTCAACCAACCCCCACAGCCAGGCCGGCGAGTAGTGATCAAGAATTTCAATTTCACCCGGATGTCTTCCGTCACAAACGATTTATATTTTCGAGCGGCAAGGATTTTGAATCAACCTATGGTTTTAAACGCACCGGCGAATCTCCCCAATCACAGATCATTGGTTATATGCCCAATGGGATGCCGCATGTCATTGATAATAGTCGCACCGCGGAATATCCAATTCATGTTCCGGCGCCAGAAGTAACGCGGGTGGAAATGACGATTCAAAAGGAACTGCTCCGCAGGGCAACGATTGAATGGGTATGTTTTTCATGGAAACAACTGGAGTATATGACTCCTTATTTCTTGGTTCCAGGAATTACATGTATGGTGGAGATGGGTTGGAATCATTTTAATCCAAAGTCACTAGTCGATCTCACCAATGACAATACCATGCGTTCATTGTGGGAAAATCCTTATCCATTATACACCAACAACATTATCGATTCAAACGGTAACTATGATGTCATCTATGGAATGATTACCAATTTCAACTGGTCCGTGGATGGGAATAATCGTTATACATGTACAACTGAAATCACTTCGAAAAACCGGTTGTATGCGGGTCTTCCTGTAAACTCTGAACTTTTTGTTCGGGATTTAAAGAATAAAAAAGAGCCAGCGAAGACGACGGGTAACCTGGCGGAATTTCTCAACGATACTCAATTGGTCCACGATTTTAGACAACTGGCCCGTTTGGGAACATCGAAATTTTTTAAATCACAATCACCCACGCCTCCTTCGACTAATCCAACACCATCGACAATTAGCTTTGGTTTGTCCCCGGCGCTCACACAACAGATTCCTAATAACAAACCCTCTAGCTTAGTCGCACCCACAACCATCGAATCCGCTTTTTTCAAAGATGTTTATGATCGAGCCCTAAGCATCCCCGACGCAGAAAAAAGACAATTGAAGCTTTCGTATTTATACGGGGTCTTTGACGGGCGTGATACAACCGAAACGGATACGGGAAAAACCCCAAGCAAAAATCAAGCCGATTTTGATCAAGGTACTGCGACCGATGACACGACTTGGTTTAGTATGGGGTTATTATCAACCTTAATCAATCTCTTTTCCGACCGGGCGTCATTAACGGATAAATCGTCGATGTTTGAATTGGACCTGGATGATGTTATTATCGGCGCCCACCCCAATTTAATATCCGCCAACGGACATGTTATGTTGGTGCCGAATTTTGAATCCCCCAAATTTTTTTGGGGCCGACGTGGCTTACATACGGCTTACGGGAGAACATCAGAAAAGGCCACCGACTTCGGCGACCCAGATTATTACAATCAATATGTTCAAGCATACAAATCCGACCGGAAGGCGGATGTGACCTTACAAACCGTCTTAAACCAGAAAGAAGCCGCCCGGGACGATATTGATTTATGGATTAATCGCAATGTTTACCGGCTTAATCCACCCTCCATTCAAAGTTCAGAGGATCCCGTTTATGTTGTACCGGAAAAAGGCAGTCGGTCATTTCCCAATCGGAAAATTCCTGAAGCCAGTCCGTGTGGTTATCTTCGTGATATCTATTTCAACGTGGCGCAATTCAAGAGTATTCTCAAAAACAATCAATTTGTTAAAAGTTATTATGATTTGGTCCAAGGCATAATCCAGGACTTGAACGCCGCGAGCGCAAATTTTTGGAATTTACAGATGTGCGACAATGGCTTGGGTAAATGGACAATTATTGATGCTAACTTCGTCAGCGCACGGAATGGCAAACAAGGTAAAGTTTTGACCTTCGACATGCACGATGCCAACAACATCGTTAAAGCTTTTAAGTTTCGGCCGCAAATGTCCGACGCACAGACGAATCGGGTTTTGTATGGGGAAATTTCCAATCCAAAAAGCCAGTTCTACTCCAAGGAGGAAGTGGAGAGTCTTAATTTCTCTTACAAAGAAAAAGACCTTTACAACGATGCTGATGCCTATAACACATAATACACTTCCGCTAATATAAGATTTGAAGAAGTTTGGAAAATGATACTGGAACAAATCCAAGTCGTTGACCAAGACGCATCCGATACTTTTCAAATGAAAATTCAAAGGGATTTATACCCCAACTTGGAAACCAAGGATAATCCACAAAAGAAATTTCGTTATTTGAAATTGTCCCTCCCCGCCGCCAAGGGGCAAAGCATCCTGCGGAAGTTATTGGATGATAATGATTTTGAAAAGAATTCCAAATACTGCGCTATTCAACCAGGAATAAATGCGGAAATTACTATTCAGGGTTTGGGCGGTCTTCGAACATTTCAGTGTTTTTTGATTAAAAATCTACCCAATCCCTATTCCCATAAAGATGTTATTTTTCAAATCTTGAATGTTATGGATCATATCGAATCTGGCAACTGGGAGACAACAATTGTCGCTGGCCTCCGTCCATTACGTGGTTACATAAAAAATGCTCTGAGTCTAAATACGGTGACATAATAAATTGATCCAACCAATCTGTCGTGGTATGGTACCGCGATATGATTGAAAATAAAGAAAGTTATGAAGATTTCTACAAAGAAATTGAAAATCACGATCTTATTTTACACATTGTCCCAGCCGAACCCCATTTTCACGCTGCCGTTTGTCAACCAATTGCTGCGTTTGTGTATGATGTTCAGACTAAGCGGAGTTATTCCATTTCTTTTAATCACCCGGATATAGACTTCAAATTACCGGCGCAAGAATTTGCGCAGCGGATTGTAAAGCAAAATAACCGCATATGGGCGATGGATAAGAAGAGTCTGATTCAGACCCTTCCAGTCGATGGAATATATGATATTAACCTTGTCCGATTTCTTAAAAATAACTCTACATTTGACTATCAGACGGAAACTCCGGCCCATAACCTCCTTGAGCGATTTTATCCTGATCGGAGGAATTTAAACCGAATTATACCTTTGGTTAAACATAAGGAGATATTTGACGGAATGGTGGCAAGTTGTGTGGAAATGATCAAAACGGCGGAAATTGATCCAGCCTACAATAAAGTCAACACGATTATTCTTGAAACCCTAGCCGAATTGGAGCAAAATGGCATTTGTATAGATAAGCCTCTGTTTGATAAATGTTTCGGGGTGCGGACTCACCCAGCCGGCGAACTAAACGTAGTGTATAGTCAATATAATCCATACACGTCAACCGGCCGCCCAAGTAATCGTTTCGATGGTGTCAATTACGCGGCTTTGAAAAAAGATGACGGCTGCCGGCGATGTTTTGTTTCACGGCACAATGTTGGCGTGACGAAACGAATGGCCGGAAAAATGTTGCTGATTGATTATTCCGCATTTCACCCCCGCATTATTTCCTATCTGATTGGGTTTAAATTGCCCGTGACGATGGATATTTATCAATATCTGGGTGAGTTATACTTTAACAAAAAGATCCTCAATGCCTACGATATTGATGAAGCTAAAAAACTCACCTTCCGTCAACTCTACGGCGGCGTCGAGAAACAATACGAACACATAAAGTATTTTAACCGGCTTAAAGGTTTTGTCGACACCCATTGGAATTTTTTCTGTGCTCACGGTTTCGTTGAAACTCCCATTTTTCAAAGGCGAATTACCACCGAACACATTAAAGACCCCAATCCCAATAAGCTGTTTAACTATATCCTTCAGGCAACGGAGACGGAGATTGCGATTCCGGTCATCTTTCAACTTAACCATTTTCTGAGAAAACGTCAGTCGAAGGCTATTTTATACACCTACGATTCGGTTTTGTTTGATTTTTGCCGGGATGATGAAAAGGACACTCTTCAAGGAATTGTTGAGATTATGTGTAAAAATAATCATTTTCCTATTAAGATGTATGTGGGGAATGATTACGCGAACCTTAATCAAATTCCTATTTCTTAACCCAAGTCCTCCATATTTATACTTATCTATGGTATGATAATGGAGAAGTTTCTAAAAGATGTTATTCTGGAAGTATCAATGCGCTTGCCTTGTGGGGGCGCATTTCTTGATTTTCACGATGACAACCATTTGGTCCTGATCGAAGCGGCCTTACAACAACGGGGGCTTTCGTCAGAACAATCTAATGCTGTCCTTCAACAATTAGCGGAGAAGGATAATCAAAAAAACAACCTGACCCACAGCGACATTTCCACATTAAAAATGTTGGGGCTGCGCTTAAAATCCGAATCGGAGTATCAGTCATTAAAGCTGAATGAAGTGGATGTGGAATCGGTAACTTTTACCACGGGCGGCGCGCACCGGATTTTTGAAGAGGCAACGGTAAAATTTAAAAAACTTTACGCCTATATCCGTTCTCAATCGACGGTGTATATCACGGTGGCCGGTTCGATCAACAAGATGCGTTCCGCAGACAACATCCGAATTTGTCAGTGGGGGCCTTCCCGGGGTCCTGGTTCAGCGAACTATAACCAAATCGTCGCGGTTTTCAGTTTGATCAAACAATTTCCCGCCATATTACAGGTGAGCACAAATTTACCCCAGGGTATTAATTATGAGATGCAAAAAGTGGAGGAGTTAAACGACATTTTACAAAAATCAGCCACCCCTTCTCACTTGTATATCTACAAAGATAAAAAAATTGTTCCGATGCATGTTATGGCGCGCAGTGCGGCTAAAGTTACTGGCGTCGGCAAAGCCGACATCGCATTGGAGAATGAACGAAAAGAGGAAGTATTTTGGATCTCTTATAAAAACGGAGACTATTTTGGTAAACAAGGCCAAGTGTTGTTATCCGTCCCTTTTCAACAATACGGTTCGTTACAAGGTTTGTATGATAGCGGTTTTACCGACCGACCGCTTGCGAGTGATAAGGATGTTCCAGGAAAAGAAATCCAACGGCTTATCAACATTTTTATCAAAGCGATGATGGTCAAGGCAGGTTTAAACAAATATACGATTAAAAATGCGGTACGCATTGATGCTAAAAAGAAAGATGTCCTCATTTATGTGGAGGGGAATAAGCTTGTAACTATTGGACCCAACCATCCAATGTATGATCTTGTGGGTGACCCGGTCATTTTGAAAAAGATGGCAAAGAATGTAAGAAAAGAAGGCAAGTTGAATTTACATTTTTTCCTTCAAGGAACCCCGGAATTTTATTTTGATATGATGAAAGATTCGGAGATAATGGATCGTGAAACCCTGAACACCATCTCAGGGAAATCAATCTATGGCACAGATTTTTTTGTTGGTAATAACCGTTTCGGCCGTGAAAACATAAATATGCTTTTACAAACGAGTCGGAAATTGATTATCCAATCCCATAATGCCGCGGGGGAGTCGGATGGTTTAGTGTTAAGAACAGACGAACAGGGGCACATTCTTATGAATCCAAACCTACCCTCAGCGATCACGGATGAATTGGAACAGGTTATTGATGTGTATCTGCCTGTTCTTTTTACCCGTTTTACTCGCAACGAAGGCTTTAAATGGACGGATGAAACTGGAAAAAATATGATTTTCGGCGGCCGCTTTCTTATCCTCCCCAAGGGAAAGATGCCATCGAAGGCAATTGAGGTAAATTTATGAAAAAAACCATTACACTAACGCAACTGAAGAAGTTGATCAAAGAATGTATAACTCAGGTAATTAAGGAAAAATCTCAAGATGAAATTCCACGCTGGGCGGGAGGAATTATCTCTCAAGTACAAACCATATTTTCTATTGGCGGCCGGCAAGATATTGAGTATGTGTATAGGCCCGAAAATCAATATTTAGGTTTTTACAATCTCATAGGATCGGATGTTCGTTTAATTCATTTGCGGCCGGTGTATAGAATAGATGATAGCAAATTTACAATTCCCCCAGGAACTATTTTTGACTTGTATATGGTCACCGCGCATGGAGATATAAATAAAGAAGACGTTAAATGGAATGAGGTCCTGAAACTTTTCAGAGGTCATAAGTAATATGAATACATTAATGGAAAAACTGCTGAATAATGTGTGTCTGGATGAACGCATTGATACGGGTACATTTGATATCGCAAACAATGACCATATTGATGTCATGCGTGAATATCTGGTCAACCGTGGAATCGAAGAGAATCAAGCGGTCGCTTTTACAAATCGGGTGGTTGAGGGGGGCAAGCATCCCGAACGCCAGGCTTATAATAAAAATGGTATTTTGGTGACCTTTCCCACTCCCCAACACAAGCAAAACGCAATTCGCCGCGGCACCCATTTTGAAAAAGATCCAACCAAAGGCAAACCCAATCTTTTCGGGCCTGGTCCTGACGGTAAACCCCGCCGCGGGCCCGGTCGTCCCGCCAAAGACGATGCGGAAAAAGCTTCCGGCGAATACACTCCCCCGGCCGAAGGCGGTGGGCAATCAATAACTCCCCAAGGCGACGTATCCACTTTACCAGTCTCAGGAACCAGTTCGGATTCTGCGCCGGCGCCCGGAGATACCGCGGTCACGATGTCGGCGCCCGAAGCGCCAGGTGAGTCTGGGCCCACCGAACCCGCCGAACAAGGGCCTCCGGATGTTTTGCCCGCCAAACCACCACAAGAAAAAGAGCAGGATCGTAAGGCGATTCAACAAATGATGGCCGCAAAAAATACAGGCCTGGGCTCGCCGTTGAATACCGAACCAACTCCGGTTGCGAAAGATCCTGAGAATGACAAGACGATCAATGAAACGAAAGTGGCAATGAAAAATATGTTAAAACAGAATGATTACTTGTTAGATCGAATCGCTGCGTTTGCTTTGGAACACACGGAGATTCCTCTATGTTATGATATCATTGCGGAATTACAATGTCGGAATCCAAATGGAATTGGTTATCGTAATATCTAAAATCAACTATGAACGATATCCGGCAGTTGCTTTGTACTTTTTCCGAAATTAAGACCTTTAAAGAAATTGTCAATGACATTAAAGTTTTTTACGCTATCCCCCACGCTAAATTTTTTGTCTTCAATAACACCAAAGTACCTCAGGAAATCTACATAACTTATAATGTCCTCTCACCACTGGGCAAGGAACTACCAAAATTTCCCAACACCATTTCCATCCACCGTAAAAAACAGACAAATACGCTTTATACCTTGAATGCGATGAATCAGATCATCCGCGATGAGAATAATGGTGTCTTTGATAAAAACCATATGGTCCACTGGGAACATTACCAGAATTCTCTGATAATAACCGGCGATGTCAGTATAAGAATCATCTCCCTGGCGATTCATGATATTTTAAGTTGAGACTTGGCGTTTTCTGCTTTAGAATAGTACTTATGAGTAAGATCAAGAAGTGCTTAATAGTTACGGATTGATTACTTACTTAAACAAATTATTACTTAGGAGAAAATTATGGACATTAGCAAAGTTAAACAGCGTTTGAATTCACTTCGCAACAAAGACAAGAAATCAGACCTTATCTGGAAACCCGCCCCCGGCAAACAAACGGTACGAATTGTACCTTACACCCACAACGATCAAAACCCTTTTATCGAACTCAAGTTTCACTATAACTTGAACGGTAAAACCTTCCTCAGCCCTGACACCTTCAACAAGCCAGACCCGATTGTTGAATTCGCTAATAAGCTCAAAAAGAGCGGCGACAAGGAAGAGTGGCAATTCGCACGCAAGCTTGAACCCAAGATGCGGACATTCTGCCCCGTGATTGTGCGTGGTAAGGAAAAGGAAGGCGTCAAATTCTGGGGCTTTGGTAAGCAAGTGTATCAAGCTATTCTTTCTTATATTGCGGATCCGGATTACGGCGATATTACCGATCCAGTCAACGGACGGGACATTGTTGTTGAGTTCCGCACTGCGGAAGAAACTGGAAAGAGTTTTCCGGAAACCACCATCCGCCCGAAGCCCAATCAGACTCCGGCAGTTACGGACGACCTCAAGGATACCCTGGATGACCAAAGCGATATTCTTGAATTGTTTGAATTGCCAACCTATGACGACCTCAAAGTAGCCATGGATACTTGGTTGAATGAAGGCGCAGTGGAGGAAACTGATGTAGTTGCCGCAGATGGAACTACTACGACCGTCTCCGTATCAACCGCCCCCGCGTCACTTGCTAAGAACAAGCCAGTAACCACCCCAGCCCCCGCTGCGGTTGAAGCTCTTGTTGAAAAGCCAGTTGAGGCAACGCCGGCGAAAAACACCGGAAAAGAAAATATGGAATCCGTAATGAAAGATTTCGATAAACTGTTCGAAAGTTAATCATTAAAACTAATTGGAAGAGTACCTGAAATATGGTACTCTTCCTTTTAATCTCAACCAAGGATTTTATTATGGCAAAAAAACCATCGGTTCACGTCGAACATTCGGCGGCAAAAATTGATCGCGACGATTTAGCTTCTCTCATCAAAGATTCTCTTAATAATGCGCAGAAGGATAAGGGTAAAGTTGCGCATTTTCTTGATGAACAGGATGATCCGTCTCTGATCAGCGACTGGGTCTCAACCGGTTCCACTTTTTTAGATCTCGCAATTTCTAATCGCCCTAACGGAGGTCTTCCCGTCGGCCGCATCATCGAATTGAACGGCCTTGAATCGACTGGTAAAAGTTTGGTGTGTGCGCATTTATGCGCTGAAACGCAAAAGAAAAATGGAGTCGCCATTTATTTGGATACGGAAAGCGCCGCGGCGCCGGAGTTCTGGAAAGCGTTGGGGGTTAAATTGGAAAATCTTGTTTACGTCCGCCCCTACACCATCGAAGAAGTTTTTGAATACGTGGAAAGAATTATTGCGAAGGTTCGGGCTTCGAGCCGTGATAGGTTAATAACTATTATCATTGATAGTATCGCAGGTGCAACGACGGAAAAAGAAGCAGAGTCAGAACATGGCGTGGATGGGTATAATACCGCAAAAGCCCTTATTATTGGTAAGGCAATGCGCCGAATTACTGATGTTATTGAAAAGCAACGCATACTTCTGGTGGTCACAAACCAATTGCGCGTCAATATGAACGCCATGGCGTTTGGAGACAAGTATATCACTCCCGGTGGTAAAGGTTTACCCTACGCAGCCTCGGTGCGTGTTCGTTTAGCTTCAATGAAGAAACTCAAGAAAGGCGACGACACAATCGGCGTTCGTTGTAAATGTACAGTGGTAAAAAACCGCATGGGCCCACCGGCACGCAAAGCTGAATTTGATATCTTTTTTGATTCCGGTATTCAAGACCGCAAGAGTTGGTTGGAATTTTTGAAGGAACAGAAAGTGGCCAGCAACACGGCCGGGGTTTATAACATAAAGATGCCGAGTGGGAATTATAAACTTACCGTCTCTGAATTCGCGGCGAAGTTAAATGAAGACGCCGCTTTCAAAGATGAAATATACAATTACATCTGTGAGAAACAGATTATGATATATCGTGATCCCACGGCGAAAATTGATGAAGACATAACTGAGTCCGAAGAAGAATCGGAAGTTGGTACATCAGAAGAATAACATCGCTGAAAGACAATCGGCTCGTAATATTATAGAACACTGATAATGATATGAAATGGATTAGCCCTAATTATCTGGGTTGGTTATTGCTCATTATCAGTGTTCTTTTAATATTGATTCCCAACCTTCCCATTTATCCGATTGTTTTCACTTTTCTTCTGTCCGTCGGCATGGGAATACTCACAATTAAGAGAAAAATGAAAGGGCAGGGAATTGGAATTTTAGTTGGGAATTTGATCATCTTACCCTTTGTACTTTTAGTATTATGGGTAACATTTATCAAGTTTGAGGCCAGTGTGGTTTTTTCAAAACAAAAAGCCACTAACCATGTAGAAAGTATAAGCAAATGAAAATTAGAACAGGATTCGTAAGTAATAGTAGTTCAAGCTCCTTTGTGGTTCTAGGGGTAAAAATGGATAAAGCAACTTCCGAAAAATTAAAAAAGCTATGTCCGCCGAACAAAGAAGAAAAGGCGGATGACGGTCTGTGGTGGGAAAGACTCTCAGAAGAATTGGGATTGGAAGTCATCTACAATGAACCACATTGTCTGATTGGTGAGCCGTTGGCCAGTGGCGACGATTATATGGAAGAGTGTGAATATGACATTAAAGAAATTGAAAAGAAAGCTAAAACAATTCAGGCAGCTTTAAAGGGAATAGATGTTCCTGTCAAATTACTGATGGGAACACGTCCCTCATAAAACTATGGAGGTCGGCGGCAATGATAGAAAGAAATTGTTTAGTCTCTTTTCTGGTTTACAGGGTGAGATTAAAAAGGCGCATGAGCTAGGTGTGAGCGGGGCGACTAAAAATGAAGTATTATTGGTTGATGGTTACAATACTTTCATTCGCTGTTTCGCCGCGATCCCGACTCTGAATGATAATGGTCTTCATACCGGAGGCGTATCCGGTTTTTTGAAATCGGTCGGCTATGCTATAAAACTTATACAGCCGGATCGATGTATTATTGTCTTTGACGGTCCCGGTGGTTCAATGTATCGCCGAAAAATCTTTCCGGAATACAAAGCGCACCGAAAAACCAAAGTGCGTTTAAATCGTATTTATGAGGACAATCATACCGATCTAGGTTCGGAGGATCAAGCCTTAAAACGCCAACTTCAGCGTACTGTGGCCTATTTACATAATCTTCCAGTTAACATGTTATCATTGGATAATGTGGAGGCGGACGATACTATGGCTTTCTGCTCACATTATCTTCAGGAAAGCAATATCAATATCATGAGCGCAGATAAAGATTTTTTGCAGTTGGTTAGTGATCGGGTGAAGGTATGGAGCCCTAGCAAAAAACGATTCTACGGCCCATCTGAAGTCGTGTCGGAATATGGTATTCACCCATACAACTTTGCAATTTTCCGAGCCTTAGATGGCGATGTATCCGATAACATTCCAGGTATTCCAGGATGTGGATTAAAAACCATCATTAAAGCGTTTCCTTTTTTAATTGAACCACGCAAGGTTCTTTTGGAAGAGATTTATAAATATTGTGAAGTTAATCGGACCAAACTTAAGATTTACGAAAAGGTTTTGGCCGACAAGCCAACGGTTGAACGCAATTATGAATTAATGCAATTACATGAAACGCAGTTAACTACCCATGCCCAGGTTCATGTTATGGATATTCTAAACAATCCGGTACCGAAAATGAACCGCATAGAATTCTCCAAACTTATAACGGAGGACCGGATGTGGAATAACATTCCCAATTATCAAATTTGGTTGAATGAGGTATTTGGCAAGCTCAACAATTTTGTAAAATGATATGGAACCGCGGCTCTTGCCCCCATTTTCATATACTACGACCACCTCAATCAATACTTCATTTGACACTGAAGTCGATCTGACTATGAAACAAACCGCTAAAAATAAATTGATGTCACAATTGGATCCTGTTAAATGGCATGATTTGGAGGATGACAGCATTATAATGGTTGGAATAAAAAAGGAAATGGAAACAAAAACATGCCAAACGACTTTGGGAGATTTAAAGCGGCATATTCTCAATGAGATACTGGAAGAATTAAGGGGTAGAAAAAGTTAAAGTGGTATTATTTCTGTATAAGAAATTTACTTGGACCAGTTTTCTCCGTACACTATACCCACAATAACTATGCAAGTTGACAACCTAAAAAAATACGGAGCTGAGTTTCAGACGAAATGTGTCTCCACTTTACTCGCGGACAAATCATTCGTTGAACGCATTTATGAAATCCTTGAACCCAAGGTTTTTGAATCGGATGCTAATCAGTGGATCGTCGAAGAGATAAAAACTTATTTCATGCAATATAAATCACTACCGACTCCGGCAGTGTTTAAATTTAAAATGGATGAGTTGACCAAGGGGATCTCTGATAACAAAAGGGCAGAATTGCTCAAATCTGGAATTGTAACGCAATTACGTGCCATTTATCAAAAGACGACGGAAAGTGATATGAAATTCATCCAGGATGAATTTTTAACTTTCTGTATAAATCAATCGATGAAAAATGCGGTTTTGGAAAGCGCGGACTTGGTAAAGGCAGGTGAGTATGCGAAAATTCGCACGGTTATCGAAACCGCCCTAAAGGCCGGGATGGAAAAGGATTTGGGGCATGATTATGTTAATGATGTAGAGTCCAGATTAAGCGATGCGGCTCGGAGTTGTATCAAGACTAATATTCCGACGATTGATGAATTGTTGGATGGGGGTTTAGGTAAGGGTGAGCTTGGATTTATTATCGGCCCCGCTGGTTCAGGAAAATCTTGGGTGCTTTCACGTTTTGGTTCTGAGGCGATTCGTCAAGGTAAGAATGTGCTTCATTTTACGATGGAATTGAACCAGAGTTATACGGGTTTACGTTATGATTCTTGTTTTACGGGAATTGAATTTCAGGACGTACGCAAACATCCTGAGCGCGTCCGGGATAATGTCAAAGAGGTTCAGTCCCGCTTAAACATAAAATACTTTCCAATGTACAGTGTTTCCCCTGGATCGCTTAAAATGTATGTGGATCGTTATCAGATGTTAACGAATAAAGCCATTGATCTTATTATTGTTGACTACGCAGATTTGCTCCGCCCAGAAGTTAGTCAGAAAAATTCTAATTCATACCACGATGGAGGCTCAATTTTTGGTGAACTACGTGGAGTAGCAGGCGAATTACAGATCCCGATTTGGACAGCATCCCAGGCAAACCGTGGTGGTTATGACCAGGACATTGTTGAAGCTCAACACGTTGCGGATAGTTTTAAGAAAATTATGATTGGGGCTTTTATCATGAGTATCGCCCGCAAGCGTGAGGATAAAGTTCATAGTATCGCTCGTTTCCACATTGCGAAAAATCGTTTTGGCCCTGACGGGATGACCTTCCCCGCGGAATTTAATACGGACTGCGGCCGTTTGGTTATGTTTGATCCCGGTTCCCGGGAAGGGATCGAAATTCAAAACAAAATGGGGGATGGTGAGAATGCTACGAAAAATCTTATCAAGAGCCGTTGGAATAGAAATAAAACAAATGCGGAAGAATGATTTGTTGTATGTATAGGGTCACGGAGAAAACCCGTTAAAAAAATTTTAAAAAAGTTAGTCGTCGGACTACTTCTAGCCATTTTGTAAAGTAGTTATATCTACCAAAAAACAAAACGCTCCAAGAGGCTTCGAAAACTATGGAAGAAAAAACTGAAACTGAAGTTATGATGGATGATATTAAAACGCGATACGAACAGGTAAAAACCCAAACCACTGAGGAATATTTCGGTGGGAATAAATTTTCAATAGATGCTTTCAATAAAAAGTATTCTTCCGTGGATGGAGAAACCTATGTGCAGGCCCTAAAACGGGTCTGCGACTACATTGGCTCCGTGGAAAAAACCCAAAAGCTAAAAGACTATTGGTCCGCTCGTTGGTTTGATGAAATTTATAATGATTGGTGGCACCCCGCCGGGTCGATTATGCAGGGCGCAGGATCTGGCCGCAAGATAAGCTTAGCCAACTGCACGACCACTTCTCTGGGCGCACAACGGGACGATGAGGAATGGGATAATTTGGAAAGCATCATTAAAAACAATGCGTATACCATCGCAAAGTGTGCTGCCTACCGTCAAGGTTTGGGTTGTGATTTTTCACGTTTGCGTCCCGCCGGGATGACCCTTCTCAACTCCGCCAATGTATCCACGGGCGCCGTTCACTGGATGAAGTTTACCGATGGCATTGGTTATTTTGTCGGTCAAAAGGGCAGAATTCCTGCGATGTTGTTTAGTCTTAATATCAAGCATCCTGACATTGAAAAATTTATCACGGTTAAGAAGGATTATACGCAAATTCAAAACGCCAACATCTCTGTCCAAATCACGGATGATTTTTATGCGGCCGTGGAAAATAATAAGGAATGGGAATTGTTGTTTGAAACGCCCGCTGTTACCAAAGGTGATAAAATTTGGATCGATGTTCACAGCATTGATGCTGATAGCAAACAAGACGGTCGGACTAACCGTTGGTATAAAATCGCAACACATGACAAGAAAAAGGAAAAGTTTTCCCGTGTGGTCAAGGCCCGTGATTTGATGGAACTGATTGCGAAAAACATGTCCGAAAATGCGGAACCAGGAATTCAGAATATTGATGTGGCTAGGAAATGGTCTAATTCCGATCATTTATACGATCCCAAAGATGAATATGACTCCCGAATCCTTTCTACCAATGCGTGTTCGGAACAATACTTGTCCCGAGAAAGTCTATGCGTGTTGGCGTCAGCAAATATGGGGCGTTTCTCAACGATGCCTGAAATCTTTATTAAGCAATTGGAGAGGATTGGGGTCTCAATTAATCGTTTCCTTGACAATGTTAATGAATGTGAACTCAAGTATCAAACCTATGCCACTCCCCACCAAAGGTTAGCCATTGAAAAACTTCGTCGAACAGGCGCCGGAATCACCAACATCTGTGCGTGGTTATTTAAACAGAATTTGATCTATGGAACGCCGGAAGGCAATGCGGCCACCGAGGATTTTCTCAAGTATTATAACTATTGGTTGTATATCGGCTCGGAAAAACTGGGTGAAGAAAAGGGAAATTTTGGTTTGTTTGATGCGAAGAAGTGGAAAACGGCGCCGTTTGTTTCAGCGATCATTGAAGAATCGAAAAACATTGCTAAACTTTACAAGACTCCGGTTTTGACGGGCGAAACCGCACGTAATATAACTTGTAGTTCGATTGCGCCGACGGGAACGTTATCACTTATGTTCCGTGAACTGGTTATGAGCTATGGGGTTGAACCTGCTTTTTTCCTGTATTATTGGAAGCGCACTCGTATGGGTGGTAAATACGAATATTATTTCAATGTGCCCCGGGTTGTACGTGAGGTTTACGAACGTGCCGGCGTTCCAATTCCGATGAAGAGCGATACCATCCAGGACGATTGGGAAGGGCGGATGGGTAAACAACTAGCGGAATATATTGACCGACATAAAGAAAAGGTTGGTTTTAAATTCAAAGACTCCACGCAAATCGATCCCCACGACAAGTTGGATCTTATGGCTCGAGCGATGAAATGGGTGGATAGTAGCATTTCCACGACCTATATGTTGCCGGAAGGCTCGAATTGGAAGGATGTCCAAAAATTCATCTTGGAAGCCCATAAGAAGGGGGTAAAATCTTTAGCCGCTTTTCCGGACAAGAAAATGTATGGAATCGTCAGCCAGATTTCTTTCAAGGACTTAGCTTTCAAGTTGAAAAAGGAAAACATCGACATTCACCATCAGAACTTTTCGGATGATGAATTGAAGGCATTGAACCTGTCCCGTGAAGTAATCCAAAAACCAACTTTCTCATCACCAAGACGGTTGGATGTATTGGATGCGGATATTCACGTCGTCACCGTTAAGGGGGAAAAATTTGTAATTGTCTTGGGCGTCCAGAATGGTGAACCTTATGAAATCTTCGGCGGGCACCTCAATGGCCTGGGGATAAAAACCAATTATAAGAAGGGTAAGATCATCAAGGTTCGGAAAGGGCAATACGCATTGGAATTCGACGACATCTATATTGAGGATTTCAGTAAACAATTCACCCCCACCGAACAAATTCTGTTCCGGATGACTTCCACCAGCCTTCGGCATGGAGTACCGATTAAATTCTTGGTTGAACAATTACAAAAAGCAACGGAGGACATCACTTCAATGGCGTCCGCTGCTGGACGTGTCTTGAAGAAATATATCAAGGATGGTGAAGAGGTTTGTGGTCAAACCTGTCCGTCCTGTGGCCAAGCGGTCATTTACATCGACGGTTGTGTCAGTTGCCCTAATTGTTCTTGGAGTAAGTGTTCATAATAGTAGGTATTCTACATAATCCCTGTTGCTAATCAAATAGCCGCAGGGATTTTTTGTTTAGAACCTGTTGGTCACGAAGTAATTACCTCTTTAAAAATGGTTTACCGCACCCAAATAAAAACTATTTTACATTTACAAATCAATATTTATAAACAGAATAGCCAACTTTAAATAAGATACATCATGAGACGACATAATTCGCCCCCGCCAAGTCAAAGAGAATCCACTCACCTTGAACCCCGTGTAGCCAAACTTGAAGTCGGTTTAGATCGTTTAACCCAGGATGTAGGCGATTTAGTGTCAGTCGTAAGAACCCAGGGGTCGCAGATGGAAGCGGAGATCCAAAAACTGGTCGTGGCGGTGACGCAAGCCTCCGGCCCAAGAAAAACGGACTGGTCGGTGATTATAAGCTCGGTTTTATTGATTATGGCTATCGGCTCAGCCGTTTTCTGGCCGCTTCAACAAACCTCCCAGGAAAGTAAACAGGCTATCACGTCATTAACTCAAGAAATCAGTGCGCATAAATCTTTGGATAATCACCCCGTCGGCGCGGCGCTAATCCAACGACTGGAAGAGCAGATTGCTTTACATGTCGCCAATAATGAAAAAGAGAATAAAAATATTATTGAAATAACGAGCGCCGAACTTTCTCGATCAGAGGCAAAGTCCTCAGAAAAAGTAGCGGATGCGCTGGCCGCCCGGCAATTACAATTGGATGGGATTATCTCAAAGCAAGAGGTTTTCAATGAGAAATTATTTGCTCGGGTTCTAAGTTTAGAACAGATAAATCGTGAACGCACAGATAAAGATTTAGAAGAGTTACGTCAGTGGCGAGTAAATGCTATGGTGGGTAAACTAAAAGTCCCCTCTGATCAGGCCCCTAGATAATTATAATTGATCATTTTCTTCATAACGGTTATAATTGTGGTCTATGGTGGAACCGTATTTTGACCCGAGCCGAATATCTTTAAAAGAAATATCCAAATCCGTTGCGAAGGATATGATTATAAAGTATCATTATTCGCATAAATGGACTTTATGCCGAATTGCTTATGGGATTTATCACCGCACGGATTCTGAAGCGGATTTCTTTAACGCAAAAAATGAGAATCTAATCGGAGTGGTAGTTTACGGCCAACCCGTTGGACGCTCCGCCGCGGCAAGCATTTCCACCACCATTGATATCAGTGAAGTCTTTGAATTGACGCGCTTATTTGTCCACGATGGTTACGGAAAGAACATTGAGAGTTATTGTATTGCGCAAAGTTTGAAAAAAGTCAAACAAGATTTCTCTCATTTACAAGCCATTATCAGTTACGCCGACGGCGAACAAGGTCACCGTGGAATAATCTACCAAGCTACGGGATTCCAATATCAAGGCAACTCTTCGTTAGCTTTAATGCCTAATTATTCCGTATCAATGGTCCCGGCGCCATATAAATGGATTCATTCCCGGACGATATCATCCAATTATGGTTCTCACAATGTTGAACACTTAAAAAGCCGAATCGGTAAAACCTTCTGGCGGAAGAAAGAGTCAGCCAAACACCGATATGTTTATTTACTTGGCAATAAAGTTGAAAAGAAAAAAATCTTAGCCAACTTGAAACACCCTTTTCTACCGTATCCTAAAAATTCTACTCACACTGATGAAATTGAGGAAGTCGTCGTAACGGAAACTGCCGGAAATTTGTTTTTTAACTAACCAGTCTATATTTATTGGGAATGAGATTGGTTGAATTAATACTAGAGGGGTTAGAACAAGATTATTACATCAAAAAGACCACCGATTCTGAGGTAAAAGAATTGCTTTTGCGTGGTCACTATCTTGGGGCTTGGCCATTCGCGGGGTCACAATACAAAGACTATATCTATGGTATCTACCTCAAGCGCGCCGCTAAGCAATTACATTTAACCTCACCTCCGGAAGGCCAAGAACCGCCGAGTGACGACGCGCTTATCGGTTGTATTGTTTATGGCTTTCCAGAATTTCATGCCTCTTCCTATGTTTCCAAGTGGCTTCGGACCTTGTTAAACCCCGATGAATCAATCGAAGATATCTACCAAAATATCCGGGCCATCATTGAAAAAGACAAAGAGGAAGAGATTAAGGCCCAACAACGTGGTTATCCTTTTAAATCTAAAGCCCGCGTCATCATCCATAACATTCTTAATGCGACCAATGTTCAAGACAATCAGATTTTGGAATTGAAGAGATTGTATATCCTTCCAGAAATGGATTTAAAAAACATTGAGTCGTTTGCCATTGGTAAAGGCAATAAGGCAATTTTCGATAACAATCCCAATATTCAAGCGATTGTGTCTTTTTCTGATTCTCGGGTTGGTCACCACGGCGGCGTTTATCAAGCGACGAACGCTTTGTACGCGGGTATTAATAAACCGGGACTCCACCGATATATCTACCCCCGGGATACTCTAGCGGCCACCATCAAAAAGTATCAGAAACGATATGATGATCTTGTTTTTCAATATCCCAAACAACAACCGGGAAAAGAAGAACCCGAACAAGACATCAACTACTACGGGTTGGATATTTCTAAACGTGAAAAAATCGTTGTCCGCTATTTAAAAGGTATTCTTCCGCAACTGGACGATGAAACCTTAAAAGATGCGATCAATAAAGTATTGGATATGATTGAAAAATCCCCCCAGAAGACCTTCCAGTTTAAAGAAATCAAGGAAATGGTCATTTCCGAACTCTTGGTTGAGTATATTCTCCAACGTAAATAATTCATTATTGGAAACCCATTTTTCATCAATTGTCTAATATTTATAAGTGACCTACTATCCACATTAAAAGGACAATTATGAACGATGCTAAGCAATCATTTAAACAACTTGTGAGTACCTGCCTTCATGAGGTAAAACAGGAACGAGCTCAGAAGTTGAAGCTGCGGGAAGAACTAAAACGATACGTCCGTGGCGTCCTCAAAGAGGTGATTGCGGGCCCGGACGCGGTGGAACAGGATAAGGATGAGACGGAGAAAATCAATAAAGGTTTTGCCAAGGATGGTCACCAACCCGCCGAAGATTCCAATGACCAACAAGTTCAAGAGCTTACCAAAATCGTTCACGGTATCAATCAAGACTTCAATGTTCATCGGGAAAACGAAGGCGTAACAGGGGCTTATACCAGCGGCAAACGCAGCTATATTATCGTGGACGCGGGCGAACTTTTCTCCATCCGGATCAAAGAGCGCTGGGAAAATAATTTTGACATTGAAGCTTTTACGCACGGAGTGGACCGTGTTTTTGCGTTGGGTTTGAATTGGGCCCAGGTCAAAGCGTTCGTCAAGGCGAATTTTTCCGAAAAGTCAAAGAGCTA